CTTATTAACACAGAGACAAAAGAAGATCTCTATATACTCTGATTTCAAGAAAAGCCTTGAGGTCAGCCCATTATCGTTGGATCTTACCATAAACAAAGATGAAGACGCCGTAAAAGAAGCAATAGTAAATCTATTATTGACTGATCGTGGCGAGAGACTAATGCAACCAACCATTGGTGGTAATTTAAGAGCAATGCTTTTTGAAAATATCACGCCGGGTGTGTTAGTAATGATAGAAGATCAAGTACGCACAACACTCGATTTATACGAGCCGAGAGCAGAGATCATTGATGTTTTAGTGACTTCAAATATTGATGATAATGTTGTAAAGATACAGGTTCATTTTTACATATCAAATAATCAGCAACCTATATCTGTTGACGTATTTCTAGAGAGGACTAGATAAATGGCAAAGCTAAATATTTCTGAATTAGATTTTGACGCGGTCAAAACTCAGTTTAAACAATACTTACAATCGCAAACACAATTCAAAGATTATAACTTTGAAGGTTCAAACATGTCGGTATTACTTGATGTGTTATCATATAATACGTATCAGAATAACTTCTATACAAACATGGCTGTTAACGAGATGTTCCTTGACTCTGCTGTGTTAAGAAACTCTATTGTTTCGCATGCAAAAGAATTAAACTATTTACCAAGATCTAGAAGGTCAGCAAAGGCTATCGTCAAAGTTACGATTACAGATGAGAATGCCGAGGGTCAATCAATTACAATTCCTCAATACTCACCTTTCACAACAATTTATAACGGCGAAAATTTTGAGTTCGTTACAAACCAAACATATGTTGCCAAGAAAACTGCGCCACAAACATTCGTTGCTGAAAACGTTGAAATCTTTGAAGGCCAAATGCTAGCCAGTTTTGAACGTGAAGGTTTCTTTGTTGACGACGATGGCATTTTAAGGGTAACGCTATCAAACGAAAATGCTGACACTGAGTCTATTTCAGTATTCGTTGATGCTGAAGCTACAGAAAACGAAAACGTATTTTTACGTAAGAACGATATTTTTGGCGTTGGACCTACAGATAAAGTATTTTATATTGAACCATATATTGATGGACGATATACGATTTACTTTGGTAATAATGTATTTGGTTTCCAACCAGAAGAGTTTGAGGATATTAGAGTACGTTATAGAATTACATCTGGTACTGAAGGTAATGGTGCTTTTTCATTCTCATTGCCAACGACATACGGCTCGGCGGTAGTTGAAACAATACAGGCTGCGAGTAATGGTGCTGAACGCGAATCAATGGAAAGCATTAGATACTTTGCTCCTAAATCATTACAGATCCAAGAACGAGCAGTAACAACATCTGATTACGAAATTCTTTTAAAATCTAACTTCCCTGAGATCCAATCTGTGGCTGCATATGGCGGCGAAGATTTAGAACCACCACAATTTGGTAAGGTTGCGATTTCAGTATATCTTGGACAAAACCAAACAAGCTTATCTACAACATTATCAAATACATATATTGATTATTTAAAAGATAGAAGTCCACTGGCGATTGAACCGGTATTCGTTCCATCAAAATTCATATATGGTTGTACTACAGTTGATGTAACTTATAATCCTAAGCTTACAAGTAAATCAGAAGGTGACTTAGATGTATTGATAAGAGATGCTATTAAATTATATAGTGATACTTATTTAGATGACTTTAATACTTTTGCAAGGATTTCTAAAATAGCTACATCTATTGACGCTTTAGAAACAGCAATCATTGGTACATCAATTAGTATTATGCCTTACATTGAATATTCACCGGCATTAGGTATTGCTCTTAATCCATCGTTTAAATTTGAAGCAGCTCTCGTTAAGCCATATCCTTTTGATACTGCTGATGGATTTAATGATTATAAACCAGCAATTAAAAGCGGTGTGTATACTCTTAATGGTACTGATGTATATTTACAAGATGATGGCCGTGGAAATATCCAAGTCATTGCTAACGATATTGCAAATCCTAAAGTTATCAAACCAATTGTTGGAAGCGTAAATTATACAACTGGCGAAGTTAACTTGGTTGGTTTTATTGCTAACAGATATATTGGTGCAGGCATTAAAATTATGGCTAATACAATATCAAATGATATTAAAGCACCATCAGGAAGAATATTTGGTATTAAAAATTCAGATGTAACAATTAAACTGACAGGTTCACAAACAAATGCCCGTTAATAACGCCAAAGAAGTAGAAAAGCAAATATCCTTTAAAATCGCGCAACAGTTCCCTGCGATTTATAGAGAGAATAATGATGAGCTTGTTTCGCTTGTTACTGATTACTATAAGTTCTTAGAGACAACGCCAAACCAATCAGTATATAACTCGAGAAGATTATTTGAATATCGCGATATTACTACAACGTTATCGAGTATGATCATATTCTTTCAAAAGAAGTTTTTAGCGGATCTACCTTTATTAGATGATACAAGTGTACGATTAGTTGTTAAAAATATATTAGATTTATATAGACGTAAAGGTTCATCGGCTAGTGTTATTCTATTCTTTAGAATGTTCTACCAAGAAGATGTTGAAATCTTTAACCCATCTAAATACATTTTAAAACCGTCAAGTTCTAAATGGCAAACTGGTAACTATTTGCAAATGATCCCAAACAATGGATTGTTTTACAATACAGCTGGCGATGCGTTTTACGAATACGTTGACTTATTAAGTAAAACAATTACTGGCTCTGTATCAAAAGCAGAGGCTGCAGTTGATAAGATTAACTTTATTCTTTTAAATAATACTCTCACTCCAATTTTATATCTTTCTAATTTAAAAGGTACGTTCAAAAGATTTGATGATATCATTGCTCGTGTTAACGGCGAAGATGTATCCTTTGGTGTATTGAATGGTTCAGCTTCCGAAGTAGTCGTAGACCTTGATTTTGGTGGTACTACTGGAAATAATATTGGTGATACCGTTTTAATTAAAAGTGAGTTTGGTAATGGTGGCGTAGCAATCGTTACTGATACAGAGGACGAGTTTACAGGTATTGTTGATTACACATTAGAAGACGGTGGGTTTGGTTACACAATAGCCAATACAAGACTTGAAGTTTCAAACCAAGTTGTTATTTTAAACAACCAGGATTTATCGTTTGTGCCATTAGAAAGAATAACTGATAGTGGTGGTAATGAAGGTACTGTGATTGGTCAAAATACCTCAGCCGTTGGTATCAAAATGGATGCTGGCTTTCGGCTTGATATAACGAGACCAATTACTACTTTAGACAGAACACCAAACATTACTTTAACAAGCGCCGCCTCTGGTGGTGAGATATTTAGTATTTCAGATAAAAACGATAGTTCTCCAGGATTATTATATCCTGACACAAATGATGTTACAGATGTTAAAGTAGAGTCTCTTTCTAATATCGAAACTATCGCTTTAATTACAGATCCTATTGCGCCTTTCCTTGGTGTAACTCTTAACGCAGCAAACTATAATGCGTCACCTGCTACACAACCTATGTCAGGTTCAACAGATCCTGTAGTACTTGGCACAGTCTTAGAAGACGCGTTTGATTTAACACCATTTGAAATTGGTACGATTGACTCATTTGTAAATATTAACCCAGGTGCTGATTATGTAAACGATGTATTTACATTAGTTAGAGATGAAGTAATGATTGCGTTTGATAGATACGAACAAAGATTAGTTATTGATCCATTTAGTGCTGGGTTCTCAATAGGCGATGATATTACACAACCATCAACCGGTGTAGCTGGTGTGATAACAGGTATTAATGTAGACAGAGGATTTATTCAAGTTCGTCCATATGCATACTATGGTTTTAGAACCGCACCTATTAACCACGAAGGTACTGCTTATACCGTTATAGCAACCGAAAGAGATTACACAACAGATGTTTATGGCGCAAACGCAGAAATGGTTTCACGTACACAATTTGCTACTGGTAGAATTTCTGAAGTAAAAGTATTGAACTCTGGCTTTGGTTACTTAAACGAAGAGATCGTATTTCTTACTAATGCTGCTGGTTCCACATTAGCCAAAGGTCAGTTATTTGCAGGCTCTCAAGGTATCACTGCAGGGTTCTGGGGAAGCGAAACATCACACGTGAATGGTTATAAAGCGGATGGTACATATTATGATAGTCGAAACAGAATACATGACTCTGACTTCTATCAAGAATATTCATATCAAATTAAATCAACGGTTGACTTTGATTCATACAAAGATACGCTAAAACAAAATGTTCACTTAGCAGGTACTAGAATATTTGGCGCGTTCTCTTATAAAAAGAAACAGGTAGTTGGTGTAACAGCCAAGTTTGGTAGAACAATTAAGACAGATCCATTAATTGGTGGAGATCCAATTGTTGGACCAAATCAAGCCTCGACTATTCCAAAATATAGTTCAGATAGAACAACGATTACAGTAGACACTATCAACTTAAAGGTTGACACAGTTTAATAAATAGATAAAACACGACTTAGGAGCAAAATAATGGCAAAGCAAACGATTGGCGTTGGACTGGTTGGTAACGATGGTCTTGGCGATCCATTAAGAAACGCATTTGTTAAGGTTAACGAAAACTTTACTGAATTATATAACGACGCATTTGATGGAGCATATACATCATTAACTGGCAGACCAACCAGTTTATTATTCTTTGTGAATGATGGTGCAAACAATCAAGTTCTTACAACTAATGGCGACGGAACAATAACATTCCAAAATGGTTATGGAAACACTAATGTTGATACTCATTTAAATGTTGGCACTGCGGCAGCGGATCAAGTATTAGCTTGGTCAGGAACTGATTACGAATGGGTTCCTCAAGCTAGTGGTTCAGGCGGCGGTGGCGGTTTATCAAATAATGAAGTGATTAGCGTTATAACTGGTTCTGATTTAGATATGGCCGGTAACAAAGTATTATTTGGTAACGTATATGACGCAGAAGGCGA